GGCTTTCCAAGTTCTCCGTCTTCGTTAAGCGGGAGAAAGCAGCCAACGGGCAGCACGTGGCGCTCGGGCAGACGGCCCGCCCCGCTGTCAACCCCCGGTCAATATGCAACCCCCCAGACATGAACCATGTCATTCTGGGCCCCTGGGGACGGTCCCTGACCAAGCAGGTGAAGGCGATGCTCCCGGCCCATGGCCCGGTGTACTATGCCAGCGGCACTCCCGAGGAACTCCACGCCTGGATTAATGAGGAGTATCCGGACGGCGGGGTGCCTTGCTGCCCTATCCAGGTCGATATGGAGATTGACCACAGCCGCATCACCGCCCCGGGCAAGAACTACACGAAGCGTTCCCCCGCCCTCAGCTGGGCGGGCATTACGCCGAAGGCGCGTGGGTCGAAGGCCGTCGGCGACCGCACGTATCCAATGAATGACTACTCCATGATGGACAATAGTTATTCGGCCGGAGCCTTCCGCTTCCTCCGTGAGTTCTACCGCGCGTTGGGATTCCCCAAGCGCGGGCTGGTCGCATCCCTCTGGTGGAAGCAGTGTCAGGTCCGGGGCGACGCCACTGTTAGCCCGGAGGGCGTGCCCGTGCGCACCTCGTTCACCGCTGGATACGTGAACGCATCTGGCCGCGACGACACTGCAGTGAACAACGCAGTGGTCAACGCCTGGCTCAGTTTCATCGGGTGGTTGAAGGCCGGGCACCTCGCGGACGGCCTGCCCTTCGACCTAACCAACCTCGATTTCCTCCGGTGCCGGGACTACGCGGACAGGATGCACATTGGCATCGTTGGCGACGACCTCGCGGGTGCTGTTCCGCGGGAGTGGCGTGCTCAGTCGGCCGCCGTGGAGGATGTCGCCGCACGCGGGGGGTTCGGCTGCAAGCTCTCGTTCGTCCGGAAGGTCGATGAGCTCGTCTTCCTTGGGATGCGGCCATATCCGGTCGCGGTGCTCGAGGATGGGCAGTACGTCCGCCGGCTCCGGTGGGGCAAGCAGCTCGGCCGGGCCCTGTACAAGGCCGGCTGGCAGCTGCAGCCCACCGTTGATTCGCTCAGCTGGGGCAAGGGCGTGGCGTGGGCAACGCTCATCGCGGACAACCACGTCCCTGTCCTGCGCGCATGGGCGATGGCCGTTATGGAGCGCACGGAAGGCGTCAAGATGAAGGTCCCGCGGGATCTCTGGCGCTACCGTCTCCTGGAGAAACGCGAGCAGCGCGTCATCACGAATGAGACGTTCGAGATGATGGCGCGCGTGTATGGCCTCAGCTACCCCGAGGTGGCCGCCGCCGAATCCGCCCTCCTCAACGCGCCGCCTCTCCCCTGCGTTGTCTCTCACCCGTGCCTTGTCCGCATCCTGGAGGTGGATGCGGACTCCCTGTGAATATTTCTTCCCCCCCCTATGTATGTAGTGCATGTTCTTATCACACTGTGCGCGTTGATTGCCTCGGCTCTCCTCGCAACAGTGCTGTCCGAAAAGAAAGAAGTAAAATAGAGCCAGGTTGACCGGCTATCACACCACTGCGGTGCTGTCCCG